GCCCATTAGAGTACCAGCAAAGGTATTGCCAGTATCATCTACGTTGAGGTTTGCATTTAGTGCAGGGGTGTAATCAAGTACACCTGCCATGGTTAGAGCGGAAGCAACATCTGCGGAGCAGAGGATGATGTTGCCCTTCCCACGACGAGTCTCATGACCGATTGCGTTTGCGTCACGCTCGATTTGGAACAGAAGACCCTTGAACGTCTCAACCGACCAACGACCGTTTGAGTCAACGTCAAGGTCGAATACGCCAGGGGTAGCAACGTTGTGCTGAGCGCCTTTCTTAGCAACGAAGTATACGGTGCGGATGATTTCGCGGTTGATTTCAGCAAGAATCTCAGAGGAGAGAATGTTTGCTAGCTCTTGCTCAGCGTCAAGACCATGGATTGCCTTGAGGTCTTGAGCTAGTTCTAGGGTGTACTCAGCCTTGAGTGCTCTTGACTGAGCGGTGACCGAAGTCTTCTCGATGCTGAATGACATCTCACGGAACAGACGACCTGATTCGCCCATACGCTCAAGATCTTCACGTGACATCTTGGTGCCTACTTCGTAGGTGCCAGGAGCAGCGTCGTTGAGGAGAGCAGGGTTGTTACCGTCTGAGGTGGAACCGCCACCAGCAGAAGTACCGTCGCCAGCACGGACAGCGTAGTCGCCTTGGTTAGCGTCATAACCACCAGTGAATCCAGTGTCAGGCTCGTTGAAGAGTGCCTCTTCGCCTGCTTGGTTCTCGTAGCGGGATCTCATGGCAAAGATTAGCCCTGTAGGACCAGACATAGGCTGGACACCACAAACGTCATATGCCATTAGGTTAGGCATAGCACGACGGACTAGGCTGATTAGAACTGGATCGAAACCAGCAAGACCGCCAGTGTTGGATGAACCTAGAGCTGAACCAGCAGGAGCGATGGTGCCAGCGCCTAGTGAGTTGACGGCAACTTCGTTAAGCATACCGCGCTCTTCACGAAGAGCTCTTTCTTGGTTTTCCAGGAGGACAGAGGTTACCGCTCTCTTATAGCGATCCTGGATAGCAGGAGCTTCGCCATGGTTAAGAACAGGGGACCACTTTTCCTGGAGATGTTCTGCGTTAAACATTGTTATCTCCGATGTTTGTTGGGGAATGTGGATAATAATTATTTAGTGAATCACTGATTCCAGCGAGCCATCGCTTGGAGGTACATCGCCATTGCTGGTGTGACTTCCTCGGATTCTACTGGAGTTTCGTCAGCAACTACCTTAGGAGCACCTTCTCTAGGGAAGTATGACTCTTTGATAGTGGTGAGTTTCTTCGAGAATTCCTCCTCGGAAGTAAACTCAACGCCCTCAGCGAGGGATGCTAGTTTGTCTTTCTGAGTATCTACTAGACCCTCGGAAATTTCTTTCACGATAATTGCCTTAGCAGATTCGTTGAGACGATTTTGAAGTTCAATATTGCGCTTAACCTGTTCGTTGAGGCGCTCTTCCATCTTACAAAGATCTTCACTCATACCTTCGACAACATCAACTTTGTCGTCGGGAATGTTAATGTAGTGTTCTTCAAAGAGATTCTTCAGACCAGCAATAAAGTCTTCGGTAATCTCATTTCTGATACCACGATCAACAGCAACTTGATTTTCCTCAAGCCACTTGTTGACAGCGTAATTGACGGTGCCGCTAACTTCTTCAGCAAGTTCTTTCTTAACAGCTTCAACTTGCTCTTCTAGTTGTGCCTTGTAGTGCTCTTCGAGTTTAGTCCACTCTTCAGACAACTTAGACTTAACAGCAGCTTCAAAAATTGTTTTTGCTTTTTCAGCAAACTCTTCTGATAGTTCGGTGCCCTCGGTTAGAGCAGCGACATCACTAGATACGTCGAGGTCTTCAAATTTTGGTTTGATAGGATAAGTTACGCTACCACCTTCTTTAGTTCCGTAGGCAATATCGCTACCGAACTTAGGAGCAGTACCATTAGGAAGGTCGGTGTTGGAACCACCACGGTTTGGTTCGCCAGAAATACCACCAGAAATAGGAGCAGCAGCCTTAGCGCCAGGGTTCTCATCACCATCCTCATCATGCTCGTGAGGAGTAGTGGTTACACTGTTAACTTCGGTTGGAGATGATTGACCAATAGCAATTCCTGGTTGAAGAGGAGCGGCATGACCCGTAGCACCTTCGCCAGCAGAAGCTTTGGCGTTAACAGCAGTGTGTGATTGACCTGAAGCAGCGGCGTCACCAGGGAGAACAGCAGCAGTTACTGTTGGCATTGGATCTCCAGCCTCAGAAAGAACAGCAGCGTGCTCACTAGCAAACTCCTCAAACTTTTCGTTTAGCATATCTGACATTTGAGTTTTCCTCGTGAATTCTAATGATTATTCTAAAGTTATTTAGTAATTTATAGATTTGAAAGGAAATGCTCAAATACTTTGAGCGTTCTCTCTTCCATATCTCTACGGGTTGATTCCGAAATGTATTTCTTCATGTCGGAAATCTGGCACTCTTTAAGAATGCCGTTGTCCCATACCCACTCCTTACCTTCCATGATGCCATTAACAAAAGCATCTGGAGCTGAAGGATCTGCTACAATATCAGCAGCAGTGGCGAGC